TTTGGATAAGTCTACTTCTGGTTTCTTTTCAGCTTCAATTTTATCTAGTAAAGCTGTCTTAAGTTTTGGGACCTCTTTGGTTGAGATCGATGATTGTTCCTTTTTCATTTTCTTGCTCCTTATTATCTAGCAGGTTAGAGATTTCCTGTAACATAATTTGATATGTATTCGCTTGTCCTAACATATACTTATATTTTTCCATGCTGTCAACACCGCCACCTATAAGTATGTCTCCAATCTTTTGAAGATTATCTCTCATTAACTTTTGCATTTTAGCAACTATAACTAATCCATCTTCCATTATAATGTTGTTCCTTTCTCTGGCTCAAACTCTTCTAACACTTCAATCTTTTCTTTAGCGTTAGCTATCTTTTCAACCAATTTATTTATTTCATCTAAATGTTGAGGATGCTCTCCAATGCCCACACTGTTAGTTAGATATATGTTTATTGTGGCATCAGACTCTGCGATTTCAGCCTCATATCTTGCACGAAGTGCGTCTAGTATAGATCTTCTCATGTGTATCCTTATGCTTTCTTTGATGCTCTTATTGAATCTTTACCTTTCTTTGCAATATTTACTACTTCATTCTTACCCATGACTTTTGCTCTCTGTTCCATGACTGTAAGTATCTGTATCTTTCTTGCAAATGGTTTATTTATATTTTTAACTTTTTTAACCGTTGCTCTAGCGTCTGCAGGTGTTGCAAATTTTATCTTTACAGTATCTCTAGGATTTTCGTCAGTGTAAAGTCTTCTATCGCTTCCCGGTGGTTTCTTACCCGTTCCTTTTTTTGGATCTGCCACTTAGTACTCCTTTCAGTATTTTAGCTTGACCAGCATGTGCCTTAGATGCTTTGTTTAAGGCTTTCATGACTTTTTTTATTTTACCTTTTTGTTTTTTCATTTTTCTCCTTTTTTGCTTTGGAAGGTAATAATCCTTTAGAAACCGCACGAGCTCTCTCACTAAATCCAAGTTTCTTACCTTTCCTAATTTTATCTTTTATCGTTGATACTTTTGCTACCATGATATTTTTCTCTCCAATAATTTTTTCTTTCTAATAATCTAATTTTATATTCTAATTTATCTATGCCTAATATTTTTTTAAAAAAATTTTTTAACATTTCCATCTTCTACGAGCTTGTCTTAATCTTGAATTAGGATCTCTCGCAGCTTTAGGAAACTTCTTCATTTGGCCTGCACTTCTCGCGCAGAATGATTTACGTCTTTTAGCAGCTTTAGATCCTGGTTTGACTTTGCCAGTGACCGCTGTTTTTAATTTAGAACCTGGATTAAGTCTTCTGTAAGCCTTAACTCCAGCTGCAGTCATGCCTGCACCTTTTTTAGTTGGTCTAAAATTTTTCTTATTTCTAGGAGGCATGCCTCCTTTTGCTAACTCTTCTCTTACTGCAAAATCATTTCTCATGGCATGAACTTTCTACCGTAATATTTTACATACGATGGATTAGATAACTCAACTCCTCCATAGTTACCTTTAATGCTTTTACCAATATAACCCGCTGCATAACCTTTTGCAGCTTTTGCTCTTTTAGTAAAAGTTTTTACATTAGTTGGTTTACCACCAACACCTTGAGCGACTGCTCTTTTTCTAGATACCGCTGACTTTCTTTGTCCCTCTGTCATACGTCTTGCTTTAGCAAGAGGCACACACTTTGGATACTTACGTTTAGCGTCAGCTTTTTGTTTTGAACGGCCACACTTAGCAAAAGAACCATCTTTCTTTTTGCTGCCAATATCTACCCACTTCTGGGCAAACCATTTTTTTAAACCGTTCTTTGCCATGTTATTTATTTGGTCTTCGTGCTTTACCAAAACCTTTTATTTGTATGCAAGCGCTACCACCCATGCCAAGACCTTGTCGTCTTAATCTCTGTGTAGCTTCCATGAGTCCACCACCTGCTTTATACACTCTACCACCCTCAGCTTTTTTAGGGCCTCTAAAGTCTTTTCTCTTCAAACCAGATGGATCTTTGATTTTACCAGCACAAATTTTAGAGGCGTAGGCGTTAGCATATGCAGACGGGTAAACTTTGAATTTACGCTTTGCTGCTGCTTTACCTCTAGGACATAATTTAGTCATTATTTTTTCCTCGCTGTTTGTGCAGCTCTTCTAAAGTTAGCTGCAGTTGGTGAACCTTTTGTACCTTTTTTTCTCATTGTCTCTCCAGAGCCAGCTTTGATTCTAGCTCTTTTTGCTGCAATGTTTGCGTACAAACCTTTACCAGCCATTACTTACCTTTTTTCTTAGACATCAAGAATTTTCTAAGGCCTGGATTTAATTTGGACATTCCTCCGCCCATCTTCTTAACTCTTCCGCCCTTCATCATGCCTTTAGCTTGTTTAGCTGCTTGCTTCATAGGTTCAGTTTTATTTTTATCTTTATCTAAATCTAAAAAGTCAGGTTTAGATCCTTTCATCATAGGCTTTCTTTTCATCATTCCACCGCCCATTTTTTTAACACGTCCACCATTTTTGTAACCTTTAGGTGAGACTTGTTTGTTGTATAGTCTATTTGGCATTATTTTTTTCCTCCGTTTTTAAATATTTGTGTACCCTTTATACCAAAAATTGATCCAACGACAAGGATCCAAAGGGTACTGAACCAGGTCGGGAGCGCTGCGAAATGCTCAAAGAAAGTTTTTACTTTTTCAAGCGCACTCGGATCATCACTGAAGACTCCCCAAGCGAGCACCACTATGGGCGCCGACAAAATCACAAGAACGAATTCATCCTTGTAATCGTTTTGACGTGCTTCCAACAATTTACCTTGGTAAGCCTCCTCACCTCTAGCTTGTCGTTCTGCATGTAACAGTTGAGCATCAGACATCGCAACTTTTGCCTTTTGCTTGTTTGCATATATCTTGCTTCCAGCAGATATTGCTAATTTTAATGCACTAAACCACATAAAATTACTCCTCTCCTCTAATTATTGACACTTGATCAGGTATTCTATCACTTGAAGGCACTGTTTTACTTAAAATTGTCTTCTGTATAGACGTATCTGCTCTTAGTTTTGATAATTTTTCGTTCTGTTCTAACTTTTCGTCTTGATTTTGGTCATTCATCATCGCTTTCATACGATCTAGTTCTAATCTTTCCTTACCTTCACGCTCTTTTCTCTGATTTTCTCTTGCTTGTAGGTCGATTTCTCTAGATCTTAGTGCAGCAATCGGATCATTATCAAATTGTGACGTAATTTTGTTCTCTTCTTTTACAAAATCGTTCATCATTTCTGATATCAACACAGCTTTTCTACCATCTATCTTCTCTGCTAGCATTCTAACCTGTTGTTGTAGCTGTGGATTCTGCATGGCCATCTGTTGCATCTGTGCAAGTTGTGGTAACTCTTGTTGAAACTCCATCTCGACCTGCTCTTGTGCCATCAAACTAATATGTTCTAGAATATTTTTTTGTATTGCAGCACCTATCGCTGGTGAGTTCTTAACTAAATTAGTTTCCATAAAGTTTAAGTGTGCAGTGATGTGTGCTTGATGGTCTTGACCAGGAAACGCTTGAAAAGGTGCACCACCTAAAGCATCAATATGCTCTAATGCAGGATCTTTTGGTGCTGGTGGTTGTGGTCTTTTTAAAATTAAATCAATATCTTTTACACCTAATGCTTCATACATGTTTCTGTATACTTCATACTGATTATGTATTGCAGGGTTAGAAGCTGCCAGTTGCATTTCTGTCTGAGCTAAAGATATCCTTTGCGTTTGGCTAAAGATATTGGGATCTGCAACCGGCAGTATATCTATACGGTCATCGAAATCCGCTTGTTTGATTTCTCTTTGACCGCCGACAACGTCATAGGGATAAACTGGAGGGAGATAAAGTTTAAAGACTCTAGACATTAAACTAAACTCTCTTCTCATTGAGGCATAGAGCCTCTTGTGGATGGCTGACATTGTTCTAGATCCTCTTTCTAACATGGCAACAGTTGTACCAACTGCAGCCTGTTGATTGCCCTCACCGACTTGTAAGTCAGCGATGGAAGCAAACCTTTGACCAGCCTGAACCACGATACCCATCAATGATAACAATGTGCCTGATGGTTCTTTGAATGGTAAAGGCATGAATGCATCTCTTAAATTACCACCTGGTGCATCGACATCTCTAAACTCACCCGGTTGTATTGGTTGAGCTTCGTCTCTCATCTTGATGCCACGCATCTTGAATCCTGATGGCTGATTAGAAAAGGTTCCGGCATCAAGCAACGATCTTAACGCTGCTGTAGCTGATCTTGATAATCCACCAATCATGTGAATCAAACCAAAACCATAGAAACCTAAGCCTGGTAAAAATTTAAAATGAACAAAATATTGTATCTTAGTTTTAGTAGGATCACCTACTTCATAGTTTCTTCTAATAGATAATACTTCTCTTGAACCTTCTTCAAGTGTAACGATGTAAGGCAGCTTGATGCCTGTTGCCTGTCCCTGTGAATCTACATCCTCGAAACCTTCAATATCTAAATTGACATGACACTCAAGTAAATTGAACATGGCCTGATCTCTACTTTTACTCATGCCATCTAGTTCTCTTTCTTTTTTCTCTGATTCTGTTTCTTCGC